AAATGCTGGAGCAACATTTGAAGAATTTAAAATTACAGTAACAGAAGTTTTAAATGATAAATTTAGTGGATTCTATCCAGGACAGTTTATTTTCTTTGATGATTTTTCGCAATATTTCAACGATTCTCGCAAGAAATTCACTTTAACTCAAACTAAACTTGATGGAACCATAGAAGTAGTAGATTTAAAGAAATTGCCTGGTTCTGATTTGGATCTTCAGAATAATTTATTTGTATACTTAAATGATATACTTCAAGAACCAAATTATTCTTATACATTTACCGGGACAAGAATTGTATTTAATGAAGCACCAAAAGTGAATTCAAAATGTTCTGTTATATTCTATAGAGGTTCTTCGCTTGATGTGGAAACAATTACTCCACCAAAAACAATCAAAGAAGGAGATGTCATTGTAATTGGAGAAAATATTTACAATAATTTAGATAGAGAGCAATTTGAAAGAGTGGTCAAACAAATAGTTTCTTCTGACCAACTTGATACTTATAATTACGATAGTATCGGAATCAACACAGATCCTAATAAGTTTAGACCTTTAAAATGGACCAAACAAACACAAGATAGAATAATTAAAGGTTCTTTGGTATCGAAAGCAAGACCAAGTTTAATATCAACAATTAGGCCAACAACTAGAATTATAAACCAAGTAAATTCTACTGATACCTCAATATATGTAAATAATGCTTATCCTTTATTTACTGATGTTGACAATCTCACAGAATCAGATAGAAATGTATTGATAATCGAAAGTAAAGATACAACAACGTCAATATCAACAGCAGTTGTATCAGTTTCTAGTACAATTTCTTCTATTGTCATATCAGATGGTGGCATAGGATATGCTTCTACAACTTCGCCAAAAGTTTCAATATCTACAGTTTCGGTCCAAAGTAAAGATCCAATTTTAAATTGGACAATATCTAGTGGATTATCAACTAGTGCATCACTGTTATCTGTAGTTGTTTCGAATCCAATTGTAGCAGTTGGAAGTTTTGGAGTTGTTGCCATTACAACTGATGCTAAATCATTGCAATCATTAACTAATATTGGATATGCAAAAACAATAACATTTAATTCTATTAGTGTTGGTTCTACAAATAAGTACATTGCTGTTGGCCAAGGCGGAAAAATTGTATCTGCAGTTGGTTTTGGGACTACGATATCTTCTTGGACCGAAATTGACAAGTATGAAGAAACTTCTGTATTTGGAATTATAACTAGATCTGCAAGTTCATATATTTCATCTTTATCTGATATTAAATACTCTACAACTTTAGATAAATGGTTTTCTGTTGGTTATTCTGGAGCAATTTTCTCTGCAGTTGGTGTAGGTAGTACTTCATTCGTCAAAGTTCCTTCAAATACTTTAGAGAATTTGAATTCAATTGCATTTGGTAATATTATTGTTGCTGTTGGAAATAATGGTGCAATTATCACTTCTGGAATTGGAACTTTCTGGAGTTCCAATAATGTGACATCACAAAATTTAAATAAAATAATTTGGACTGGAACAAGATTTGTAGTGGTTGGAAACAATAGCACAATACTCATTTCTTATGATGGAAATAGTTGGAGTACTATAACACCAACTATTGTAGGATCTTTCTCAAATATTCATTATAATAATTCATATGATTTATATACATTATTAGATTCTAGTGGTATTTTGTATTATTCCAAAGATCTTCAAAATTGGATTCAAAGATCATCAAATCAATCAAATATACTAAAATCTATTGATTATTCTTCAAGTTTGGACAGATATATTTCCGTTGGAATTGGTGCTACGATGATTTATTGTGATCCTGTTTATAATTTTGCTACAGCAACTTCAAATACGACATCTGGAATAATAACTTCAATTACAATAACAAATCCTGGATTTGGTTATAATTCAAACAATATACCAAAAATATTAATTGAACCAGAAAAAACAAAATTTGAAGAGGTAGTGTCAATTAAAGCAAAAGGTGATTTTGGAATTATTGTAGGAATTGATACTAGTGTTGGAACTGGATCTACTGTCCCTAAAATTAAATTTAACTTGAAATCCGAAAATTACGATAATAGTACTTTAGGTATTGGTTATTCTTCTCTCAATACATACGGAGTAATATCTAGTGGAATTTCAATTGGAGATTATTTTATAATTTACAACAGTAACGTCCAATGTGGTCACGCTTTGACTGGTATTACTACAAGTTCTACTCCTTGGGTAGTCGTAGGAACTGCTAATACATTTATTGATGGTGTTTATCGTGCAGAAAATGTGGAGTCCTCTGGGGTTGGAATTGTCACAGTAACTTGCAGTTTTAATCCTGGACCAGGATTGACTAATTCAATTAATTTTGTAACAAATACACAATTAATAACAAATGGATTTTATGGAAATTATAGTTGGGGCAAAATATATGATTATCAAAATAGAGCACTTGGTTCACCAAAACAATTTACATTAAATGCAAATAATGGTTTGATTGGTCTTTCAACTTCCCCAGAAGTTACAAGAACTAGAGGATTATTTAAAAGTAAATAAATAAAGATAAACATTCAGTAAAAATGCCTGCTATTATATCTGACCAATTTAGAATATTAAATGCTGAAACTTTCGTGAAAAGTTTTATTGGTGTAGGTCAAACTTTAAATAGATATTATACTTTTATAGGTCAACCGAATTCCACAAATCCACTTGCTGGTGGTTCTTCTTCTTGGGGGACAGGACCATCTCCTTTAGATGGATTTAAGGAAGAAAATGACATTAAAGATACTATAATTGCAATGAAGCAAATCACTACAGACGATGTTCGTAGGATGATTAGAAAAGTCACTTGGACTGCAGGAACAACTTATGAAATGTATAAAAATAATTACAATATTTACAATTTAACTCCAGTAACTAATCAATCAAGTTTATATGAATCAAATTATTATGTATTAAATGAAGATTTAAGAGTTTATATTTGTATCCAAAATGGATCAAATCCAGAAAATCCCACAGGAAGACCATCATATGATCAACCAACTTTTATTGATTTAGAACCAAGAGCTGCAGGAACTAGTGGTGATGGTTATGTGTGGAAATATCTTTATACTATTAAACCATCAGAGATTGTAAAATTTGATTCAATTGAATTTATTCCAGTTCCTGAAAATTGGGGAACATCGGGAGAAAGTATAGCAACTCAATCAAATGCTATAGATGGAAAAATTAATTCAGTAATAATAAATCAAAGAGGGGTTGGGTATAATCCAACCTCGTCTACATTTACAAATATTCCAATTTTAGGTGATGGAAATGGTGGAAAAGTTACAGTAACAACAGATTCTTTTGGAAAAGTTTCTGAAGTTTATGTTACCGATGGTGGTCAGGGATATACTTATGGATCTATCCAATTTTACCCTGGAGCACCAGGAATAACATCATCATTGACTAATGTTGGTGTTGGTGCGACTTCCTTTGCTACTTTTGATGTGATCATTCCACCAAAAGGTGGTCATGGATATGACATTTATAGAGAACTTGGTGCATATCGTGTTCTTGTATATTCCAGATATGAAACTTTAGAATCAAATCCAGATATAATTACAGGAAACGATTTTTCAAGAGTTGGAATTATTAAAAATCCACTTACACTCGGAAGCAATACGCAACTTTTGAATACATCTTTGATAAGTGGTCTTAGTGCAATTAAATTTACTGGTTCGGCAACTACTGCTACCACTTATGCTGTAGATTCTGTGATTACCCAAACTGTTGGTGTTGGATCTACAGCAATTGGTTTTGTTGCATCTTGGGATAATGTTACTGGAGTTTTAAAATATTACCAACCAGTAGGATTATCTACAATCGGTGTTGGGTATAAAATAAATCAATTTACTTCATCCCCTTCTTCTGGTGGAAGTTTACTTATAAATGGTTCTTCAATGAATGGCACAACACCACTATCAATTGATAGTGGATTTAGTGGTGTATCAACTGCAATATACAATAGAACATATCAATTAGGAATGACATTCAATGCAGGTATTGCATCTGCAGAATATAATAAAAGGTCTGGTGAGGTCATATACATAGATAATAGATCAGCAATCCCGAGATCTTCCAGCCAAAAAGAAGATATTAAAATTGTATTGGAATTCTAAAAGAAAATGCCACAAAACACTAATTTAAATGTATCTCCATATTTTGATGATTTTTCTGATTCGAAAAATTATCAAAGAGTTTTATTTAA